TTCGCTGTCCATCTCGCCTATGGCTACCAATGCGTCGAACAGTTCGGTTTGCAGCATGGCCATCAGGGCTTCGCTACGGGTATCGCCTTCATCGGCTGCGCCTTCGGCAATCAGTCGCGCGGCTTCAGTGCTGGATTTGATGGCAGCAAAACGACGTTGCACTTTTTGGCCGTAGCGATGGGCGGCTGAGCGGCTGATTTCATAGCCTTGGTCTTGCAGCCATTCGGCAATGGCTTGGTAGTCTGAAAAACCGTTTTCTACCAGCTTCCGTTCAAATTCGTGCCGGACGGCTTCGGGGAGTTTTTCAATGCTGCTGCGTTGCGCCATGCCTAGCTCCATACTTTCTCAGGCCGTGCAATACCGGCACGGCACTCCACCGTATATTCGGCAATATCGACACCCAAACTGGTCAGGTCGGCAAACCACAAGCCGTGCGGGGCTTTATTGAGGTCTACCATTTTGCGGGCAGCCAGATAATCAAGTTGTTGGCGCAGCTCCAGTGCAGTGGTTTGCGGGTAAATCGCGTTCATGATGTCCAACAAGAAGGTTTCGCTTGTCGTGTGCGGTCGGGCTTTATTAAGGGTGTTGATAATGTTCCAACGCATACCCTCGCGCCGTTGTTTGGTGATCAGTTCCTGGCTAATCATTTTTTTACGCTTTCCATTTTGTAGATTTCAGTGAGTTTCTCAGCGACGTTGTCAAGTTTGGCTTCCAAAACGACCTGATTGCGGATGTAGTCTTCACGCAGGACGTATGTCAGCGGCAGGCCGGCATTGAATTCCGCCAGTTTGTTTTCCATGATTTCGACTTTACCCTGTAGGCGTTCCTGCTGTTTTTGGCGTTCGTCCTGCTGCTCGCGGAATTGAGCCAGCAGCATTTTGCCGAAGGTGAAACAGATGCCGAGGAATGAGAGTAAAAAGCCGACAAGTTGCCAAAACTCGATGTGAATAAAGGTTTTTTCCATTTTTAAGGCCATCCGTGTTCAAAATATTCTTGGCAGACAACGCAGCGCGTACAGCCTTTGACTGCCTGTTGTCTTGCTTTTGGTATCGGCGCACCGCAATCTTCACAATGACTGAGGCTGGCGGTGGTTTCAGACGGCAGTTGATGCTTTGCCAGGGATTCTGCGAGAAAGATGGCTTCGCGTTCGGATGCGCGGTCGGCAAAATCAGTCATTTTTCAGACGGCCTTTCTTATACCATGTCTGCCAGCCAGAAATTTGTTTTTCCAGTTTTTGGCAGTATTCGCCATAGCGGACGGCGTGGTTTAAAAGTTGTTCGGGAGAGCCACCACTCAGACGCTCGGGGCGTTCGTGAACGAGCAGCAGCTCGGAAGAGACGGGGGGGATTTCCGCTACGGTAACGGTTTTAATCGTGGCCGAGGGCACGGTTGTAGAGTTGCACGCTGTTAGTGCCAAGGCCGTTAAAACGGTTGCCGTCTTTTTGTACAGTTTCATCAATCTGCTTCTCCAATTGAGCCGCTTGGCGGCCGATTTGCTGATAGGCGGTTGCCAAATCGCGGCTTTGTGCTTGTGCGAAATCAAACCAACGCTGTTTTTCTTCATTAGCCGCTTTGAGCTTTTCGGTATAGAGCTGCTCGGCGACCAAGGCTGAAGCCTGATAAGTAGCAATGACTTCGGCTTTTTCAGCTTCCGCCTTCTTTGCCGAGGACTTATAGCCGCAGAAATAAATCGTTGGTACTGCACCTGCTATCAGCAAAATCAGAATCAGGGTCTGCCAAATAGGGTTAAGCGTTTTCCACATCGTCTTTTCCTTTATGGATTTCAGCGACCTGCGGAATCGCCGCGATGCCGCGTTTGATTAATGCATACCCGCCGACCAATGCGCCATAAGCCCACCAGAGCCATTCCGGCGCATCCGCTGTTTGCGAGAACTTATAGGTCATAGAGGCGGCTGCCACGTTTGCCCATAGTTTGGTATGGCTGATTTTCCCTGTGGCCGGATTAGATACCAAGCCGCCCAACCATTTGAAAAAGGCGGTTATTTGCGACGCTTTTTTTTGGCTGCGCGTTTCGCGGCGGCTATCCCGCTCTTGCGGTGGGCTTGAGTCCAACACCCCTGAGTCGGCATGGCGTAGCGAATGCCCAGGTCGCTGTGGCTGAAATCGGGCAGCATGGCTGCGGTCATTAGGGCGATGAGTGACTTTTTTGACATGGTTTTCTCCCTTTAATCGGTGTTATCTGCAGACGCATGAATCAGGTTTTGTGCCACGCGGCGAATCCAGCCTTTGCCAAATGATGTGAACGTGCCGAGCTTGGTATAAAACACCAAACGTTCGGCATTGAAACGGAGCAGAAGGTCATTCTCCGGAAGTGAATTGATGGCCTTGAGGCTGACTGATCCGATAACGCCGTCGTCCGGTACGCCTGCGGCGCGTTGCAGCATACGGGCAGCATTACCATGGCCGTGGTTGATGCAGGCATCGAAGAATTGGAACGCAACCGCTTCCGGCATTTGATCGGCGTGATAGCGTTCCCAGAATGCTTGACGGTAAATGCCGATCGCCTGTTCGCGCGTCATGGCACGCATGGAGCCGTTGTAGCCGTTTGCCTGTGCGGTACGCTTGGTGATGCCCCAGTTGGTTTCGCCGCCGGGGTCTTTGGGATGATTGACGTAGCCGCCCTCGTGGGAGAGGACGCGCTCAATGAATTGATTGAATTTGGTGGACATAAAAAATCCCTATAACGTTGTTTCGTTATAGGGATTATCGTTTCAGGCTGCCTGAAAGGCTTTTAGTGCGGATTAAAATTTATTGGGTTTCAATGGTAGAATTTTCCTTACCAATTTGGCTTTTAGCAATAACTATTTCATCAAGTTCATTCTGCAATTTTTTCTTGGTCCTTGAGGATAAATCAGTTTTCTTTAAGTCTTTTTGGATAATTCTTTCGCGTTTATTTAATCTGGTTAAAGCTTTTGTTTCTGTGATAGAAAATGCGAAAAATTTAGCTAGTATCCATATGCAAGTGTAGCTGAGCAAGATGCTGAGCGGCGGAGATATGGTGCTAATCAATTTCATTGTATTAGCATCTAAATTTAGATAATTAGCTAGCGCGCTCACAATAGTTGCAATACCCGCTGCAGCCAAAGCTGGATTTTGCCAAATATTCTTTTTATCACTCATCACACTATTCCGTATCTTTTTTAACCAATAGTGGCTGGCTGCTATCCGCTTTAATAATGGTTTCGCTGACTAATTTACCATTATGAAAATGTTTAATAACAATGTCTTTTTGACTATCGCCAAATTGAGCATAAAGCCATAATGTCATTGCATAGGCAAAACGATATAGGATTGGGCTTAATAAGATAAGCCCAACCCAAATCATGTTTTGGCTAAAAAATTCCATTACGGCTAACATTGTTTAACTCTTGGCGGCTATTATAAAACCTGCAAAATTTTATATTTTTTGGATTCTTTCCCTAAATCATTCGTATAGGTGGTAACTTCCAAAACCATTTTATACATATCTTCTTTTTTAAAGCTTTGCTGATTAGCGGCAACTTGATTTAAAAACTCATCGTCTAATAATGGTGCAGTGACGATGGTATTTTCATCAAGTTGAATTTTCCAACCTGTATTCCCTTCAAAATTGACTTGGCTAAACGAAGCCATAACTGTCATTTTATCAATTCTTGGCGGTAAAGATTTAATTTTTACTTCTTTTATAGCTTTAATATCCGTGTCATTAAATTTTAATTCAAGCTCATCAGCACCGTTTAGAATTTTAAAAACAGGCTCATCACGATGATACAACGGTGCTGCCACAATCTGTTTAATATGTGAGCGAATGGCAGGTGATGCAGTTAATAATGCTTCATCTTTTGGCAGCTCCATAGTTGTACCGTCAGACAACTCCAATTTAGCAAATTTAGGATGCTCATCAGAAGTATGCACCGCAATAATCTCTTTACCGCTAATTTTACGTAAAGCCTTAAAAACACCACCTACAACTGCGCCAGTTACTGTCATAAACCCCAAAGCTTGTAAGATATTTGTCGCCAATTCAGGATTGATTAGTTGGGCAATAAATTCTACTTCCAAAGAGCCTTCTTTGGCGGGGGCAGTAACATAAGTATGGATATTACGATTCTCGCCATTTAAAATTTCATCGGCGCGGTTAATCGCTTGGGCAACATTTTTAATCGCATCTGCTAACAAAACAGCATCCATACGATGCTCTGAAAGTTGATTGTCATCCGCATCGTAAGAAATGCTGAATTCCCATTCGTTTACAGAAAAAAGCTCTTCATTCACTTTTCGATTGCTCCAGTTTATTTTAGTTTTGCATATTAGGCCATCTGAATCTCAGACGGCCTGTTCATTACTCAGCTTTTGCCGTCAAAACCACGCTCGGTAAATTGGTAACAGTGACTTTATAAGCAACCCCACCACGCGCCCATTCTCGGGTTGGCTCTTTTTGAGCATTATGGCTGTCAATCGCCATTTTGATTTGGTCGCCGGTATCACGCAGCAATGTGCGGTCTTCCGGGGCGGTTGCCGCAATCAGGGCAGCGGCGGCTTTGGACAGTTTTTCCGCTTTTTGAGGCATTGCATCTGTATTCCAGACTACTCGGACGACGGTAATTTTGTCGGCTTTATCGGTATCAACGGTTAATGTGAGGCCGTCTGAAAAGTCATGCAGCAGATTCTTCCCTTCTGCATTATCGGTTGGGGATACATGTTCAGGCAGGGTCAGACCGGTTTTTTGGTCGGCAAGCCCTTTATTGGCTGCTGATTGATAGTCGGTATAGCTTACCGGCATGGTTTTTAATTCGGATTGTGCCTGCTCTTGAGGTTGGGCAGATGCCGGTTGTTCTTCAGCTTGGCCGCCACACGCAGACAATGCAACTAAAACCGATAGTGTAAGTAAGATTTTCTTCATGAGTTTCCCTTGGTCTGATTGGTTTATTTCTTATGCTTTTTCGGACATTTCTTACCGTTGCCGCCGGGGTTGCAGTCGCAGGCTTTCCCATCACCATCACGATCTAAACTTTTCCAGCCCGGCTTCTTGGCCAAATAATACTTTTGCGCGGCTTGATGTGTAGGGAAATCTTTGCATTTGGCTGCAGCAACAGCCTGATGCGGCATTAATAGACATAAAACAGGCAGTAATGCCGCAAAAATTGTTTTCTTCATAAGTTGTTTTCCTTTGTTAGCTCAGGTCTTTTGAGATTTGGATCACTTGTCCGATGACCTGAATATCGGGGTGGTCTGCCAACATCAATGACATCGGCGGATAGGTTTCGTTGTCCGAAATCAGCAGCAGGCTACCATCAATCTGTTTTTGGATGCGTTTGACCCACAGTGTGTCACCGGAGCGGATTACGTAAATCTGTCCGTCGCGCGGGTTGTTTTTAGAGGTGTCTACCAAGAGTGTGTCTTTACTATGAATGGTGGGCTCCATGCTGTCTCCTCGTGCGGTAACGCAATTGAGGTCTTTGGCGAACAGGCCGCGTAACTTAAGCCAGTCTTTGCGATAAGCCAAGTGGTTGGCCGGTTCTACCACTCCATAGGCGGCCGCGCCATTCCCTGCGGACACTTCTACGTCATACATGGGGATGTATGCGTATTCATCTTTGTCAATTTCCTCTATTGAGTGGAAATTCCCTCCTTTTCCAATCAGCCAGTTTGCATCTATTTGAAAATTTTCCACTATAGATTGGATCATTTCTAGCGGCGGACGCTGCTTTCCTCGTAGTACATCCTTCAATCTGGTTGGTTTTTCTCCAATTTTTTCGGCAAATTCATCAAGTGTAATCTTATTAAATTCAATAACCTGCCTAATTTTCTCCAAAACCATGCCTAAAATTCCTCAAATAAGTGGAAATAAACCTTGCAATAGTGGGATATTTCCACTATTATTTACACAACATTTAACCAAGATTGTTTAAATCTTTAAACAATCAGGAATTTTAACACGAGAACGAAACAGGAGATATTCCGTGAAAGCAGAAAAAATAAAAGCAGGTTTCCGAGAGCGCGGTGAAACGATTAAGGATTGGTGCGATGCGCGTGGCTATGACCCGACTTATGTGTCTCGGATTTTGAACGGAAACGTTAAGGCAAGCCGTGGTAAGGCGCATGAAATCGCGGTTGAGTTGGGAATGAAGTCCAAATTGGATGAAGTGAAACGGAGTGCGTGATGAGTGCCAAAGGCGTACGACTTTTGAAAGTCTTTAAGGCATTGGAAGCCCATCCGATTATCGGCATCAGCAACAAGGAAATTTCAGACGGTCTCGGTATTTCGCCGGTACATGTCAGCCGGGACTTGGAAGACCTGATTGCGGAAGGTTTGGTGGTCAAGCTGGATAACGGAAATTTTGCGTACAGCATTAAAACCTTGCAAATCGCAGAACGTTTCAGACAGCAACAAGAACGTTTGACTGCACGTTTGCAGGAAATTGAACAACGAGTTTATTAAATGCGACGACGTCGTCGCATTTGCAGGAGACAAAAATGGAAGTATTAGGACACGCGGTTGGTGCAACGGCAAACGAACTGGCAATGCACAGCATGGCGGTTATGGATCGTTTTTCAAATGGCGAGGCTTACAACGAGGCTGTTTGGATTGAACGGGGACGTTTTGCGGTACGCCAAACAATGGAAGGTATGTTTGAGCTGGGTCGCGCACTCATCATCATCAAAGAGCATACGCCGCATGGCCGTTTTGCTGAGATTGCTGAGAAAGAGTTTGGCTTAGGTCGCCGTGAATCGCAACGCTTAATGAATGCCACGTTGCGCTTTATTGACCCAAAAATGAAACAGGCGCAGCCACAGCTGATGAAACTTGGAAAGTCCAAACTGCTGGAGCTGCTGGTGGAAGATGACGACACCTTGCTGGAGTTTGCCGAAGGCGGCGAAATCAACGGCAATACGCTTGATGATGTCGACCGCATGACTGTTAAGGAGCTGCGTGTGGCCTTGCGCGAGAGCCGCGAAACGGCTGAAGCGAAAGACAAAGTCATTGCCGACAAGAACAAGAAGGTCGACGAGCTGGCCGAAAAGCTGGCTAAGAAGCAAACCGGTGTAAGAGAGCCGAAGGCGGAAGATGTGGGCAGTGAATTGACGATGCAGTTATCAAGCCTTGAGGTCGGTATCCGCAGTCAAGTGAGCCGTCTGAAAGATTTGTTCGACCAACTTAATGCGCACAGTGAGGCGCACGGGATTAGTCATCAGGCAAAAATGGTCGGGGCGTTGAATCAGATTATTTTGGATTGCAACGGCATCCGCGAGAGCTACGCTCTACCGATGGAAGCCCCTCAAGATGAGACGCCGGAGTGGTTGGGAGAGTAAATCATGAACGCCGGATTGGTAGAAAGACTGACTGAAATCGAGGCTCAAGCCGCTTTGCTTGGACGGGGAGAACGGTCGGAGTATCTGAAACGGTCGGCACAGGATTTAGGGGTATCGCTCGCTACGCTCTATCGGAAATTGGAGTCTGTGAGTGTTAAGCCGAGCCGAAAACGGCGAAGCGATGCCGGTAAAACGGAACTGAAGCTGGAAGAAGCCAAACTGATTTCGGCTGTACTGGTGGAGGCCATGAGGCGCAACGGCAAGCGGTTGATGTCGGTCAAGCAAGCAGTGGAGATGCTGCGAGCCAACGGCAAAATCGAGGCTGCGCGGATTGATGAGGAAACGGGGGAAGTAAGTCCTCTTTCTGAAAACACCATTACCCGGGCTTTACGAGAGTACAAGCTACATCCCGACCAATTACTTCAGCCTGATCCTGTCAGCCGTATGAAATCTGAACATCCGAATCATTGCTGGCAAATCGACCCTAGTTTGTGTGTTTTGTATTACCTGCCGCGACACGGCAAGGATACGGGGCTTAGGGTGATGAAAGAGGAGGAATTCTACAAAAACAAACCTAAAAATGTTGTGAAGATTGAGCAAGACCGCGTGTGGCGTTACACCGGCACCGACCATGCCAGTGGAACGATTGTCGCCCGGTACTACTTCGGTGGCGAGACGAGTGCGAACTTGTGCGATTTCTTCATCTTCATGATGCAAGCCAAGGAGGATGTACATAAGGATCCGATACGCGGTGTGCCGCGCATGGTCATGCTTGACCCGGGAAGTGCGAATACGTCGTCTGCTTTTAAAACGCTGTGCAAGTCGCTTGATGTGCATGTGCAGATCAATAAACCCGGCAACCCCCGTGCCAAAGGTCAGGTAGAGAAAGCCAATGACATTGTGGAAACGTCATTTGAAAGCGGTTTGCGCTTTACCGAGGTGCACGATATCGACCAACTGAATGCCCTGGCAGAGCGTTGGATGCGTTACTACAACGGTACGCAGATTCACAGCCGTCACGGTATGACCCGCTATCAGGCGTGGAACAAAATCAAACCGGAGCAGCTGATCCTGCCGCCTCCTGCGGAATATTGCCGAGAGCTGGCAATCAGTGCGCCAAAAGAAGCCAAGGTATCGGCTGATTTGGAAATACGCTTCGGCGGTCGTTTCTACAGTGTGAAAGCCATTCAAGGCATATTGGTTGGGCAGAAGGTTTTAGTAGCCAAAAACCCTTGGGAAGAGAACGGAGCGCGAGTGGCAACGTTTGATGCAGACGGCCGCGAAACATGGGCGGCTGTGCCGGAAGTGGTGTTTGATGATATGGGCTTCAGAGCCGATTCGGCAGTCATCGGTGAGGAGTACAAGGCACCGGGCAATACTGCTACCCAGCAACATGCGAAGGAACTCGACAAGATGGCTATGGGTGCGGAAACGCTGGAACAGGCCGCAGCCAATCGAAAAGGCAAGGCTGTACCGTTCGGTGGATCTATAGATCCATTCAAACACCAAGAAGATACGCTCGCTATACGCAATACGCTCTATTTGGAGCGTGGCGGCCAGCAGATGGAATACAACCGGATGGAAGTTGCCGAGCAGGTATTGAGCAAGGTGGAAATAGCGAAGCTGTTGAAGCCGCGTATCGAAGCCGAAGGTGGCGACTGGAAACAGGCTGTTGCGCTCATTACCAAACATTATCCGGACGGTGTGGCCGCCAGTCAGTTGGAAGCGGTTTTTGACAAGCTGAAAACGGCAGGCCGTCTGAAATTACATAAAACCGGTTAGGCAAATGCGACGACGTCGTCGCATTTGTAGAGGATTAAAAATGGAAGCAATAACTATCTCTAAACATGAGTATGAAAATTTGAAAAAGCTGGCTGAATCTGCACGTGCTTTAAACGACTTTTTCCTGCCGAAAGTGAATTACGGCGCGAGTTTTTTAGATGCGGACGCACTGGCGGCACTGAGTGATTTTTCGGTCGAAATCGGAAAGGCTGCCGGAAATGAAGACAACGTTTAAGCAAATCGGCAAATCCTATGCCGCCGCCGCAGCCGAAATCGGATGCAGCAAGCCGATGCTGGTGGCGGTAGTCAATCACGGGCAATGGCCGAAAAAAAACGCAGCCGAGCTGCGAAGGAAATTGAAACAATTTTTTGAAAAGAATGG